TCGTTGATGGCGTTGGTGAGTGTGGATGCCAGGGCGGTAGATCCGCCGCTGAATACCGGCGAAGTGATGGCCGTGGTGATGGTGCTCTTGGTGTTCTGCCACAGCCTGCCCCAGAACTTCTGCCACTGCGACTCTGCCTCGGCCATCGTCTGCCCCGTGGCGGACTGATAGTCGTGCATTGCCTGCTTGTAGGTGGCAAGGTATGCCTGAGTCTGCAGTTCGATGTTCGCTCCCGCTACGGTGTTCTTGAAGGCCGTGGCCTCCTCGTTCAGCAGCTTGAAGGCGGTGACTGCCGCGCCGATGCCTATGGCTCCGATGGCGGCTCCCGCCTTGCCCGCAGATGCGACGATCTGCCCGAGGGCCTTGTTACCCTCGCCGCCCATCTGCTCCAGCTTGCGCCCTGCGCCTGCCGCAGCCTCCTGCAGTTTCTGTACCTGTGCGGTGTTGACTCCGAAGATGGAGGCCAGCTTCGACAGCGCGTCGCTGCCGGTCTTCTCGAAGGCGTTGAGTTCCTTCTTCGCCTGCGACATTCCCTTCGTAAAGCCGGAGGTGTCGGAGTTGACATTTACTTTAAGATTCGGGCTCTGCTTCGCCATAGCTCATTCCTATTCGTTCCAAGAATTTCCGCGCTTCCATCTGCTTCTCGTCTGCCGGCAGCGCTTCGAGCCTGCGCGTCTCTGCATCGAATGCCGCCCTATCGTCCCAGGGCATAGGCCAGAAGCGGTCTACCTCCCTGATGGCTCCCTTGCAGAAAGGGTTGAGGAGGCGCGCCGCCATTCCCCTGGCCAGCTCTCCCAGATGCCTGCGGTCTGCGTCCTTCTCGTCGCGGTAAGCCTTCCACGCCTCCCAGAACTCGCCCACAGTCATAAGGCCGAAGTCACTGCGGCTGATGTGCAGCACCCCGAGAGCCTTGCCCCTGATGTCGCCTATCCTGAAGGTCGGGACGGAACCCTCAGCGGCTATTTTTTTTCTTCCGCGGTTACGGCAGGGCTCATAGCCCTGCCGAAGATCTCCATGAAGGAGGTGATGACGGAGAAGTCGGCCACGGTGCCGATGTCCTTCCCCGTGATGCTGCAGTCGCGCCCCGCAAGGCGCTCACCCTCGCGGATGCATGCCGCCATCAGAGGCAGCATGTCCGAGGGTTTCAGTTTCGTCAGGTCCGTCAACGCAGTGAAGTCGTCCGTGCCACGCTCCGAAAGGAAGTCCATCAGGGCGTTCATGTTGCACGCTACCTCATACGCCTCGCCCGCTATCGTTACCGTATTCTTCGCCATGACTATGCGCCTGAGCCGCTCTTGGTGAAGCTGCCGCTGATGCGGAAGTCAGCCTGCCAGGTTGCGATGTCGGTTGAGTTGGAAGATTCGCGGTACTGGGTGATGATGGCACTGCCTGCGTAGGTGTCCCCACCGGCTGCGACGTAGGTGACGTTCACGGGAGCATAGGTGCCCTTCTTCAGGGCCTGCTCCATGATAGCGTCGCGGTCCAGCTTGGTGTTGTCAGAGTTGCTGACGATGACCATTCCCGAAGCCGAGAATGTCACGTCGTGGCCGCTTACGGTGACCTTGGTGTCGCCCGCATCGTCCTTTGTGATGGATTCGGTAAGGCGGGCGGCGATGGTGAGGTCATCCTGGGTGCGTCCGCAGATGGTCTTGCCGCCGATCTTGAACGCTATGTTGTATCCTTCTACCATTGTGTAAAGTGTGTTTAAGGTTTGTTACGCTCCTTCTCCACTCCCGCCGCCGGAGCCTGACGTTGCGGGTGTCATATCGTGCTGATGGACAGTCCAGGTGAGGGTTATCTCCCAGATGCCGTTTGTGCAATCGCGATCGAGGGTGTCGGGATAGACCGCGAAGCCTTCCATCTGCGTGCGTGCAGCCTTAGCCACCCTTCCGGCCACGTCCTCGGCCTCGTCCGGATCATCCGAGACGATTACCGCCTGGAGGCTCGACTGCAGGGCTGCGTTGCCGTCCTTGCAGCGCACCGGAGTGACGGTCTGCTGGTACACGATGAAGGGGTATTCGTCGGTCTCGGCTTCCGAAAGGAAGCAGGGGGCGATGTCACCCACCGCCGCCTCGAATGCCTTGCCTATGCGCTCGCTATCTATCATAACACTCGTCGATGTTCTTTGCCAGGTGTTCTGCGAAGGCGTTGAAGAATACGTCCTCGTATCCCGCTATCGCGCCTTCAAAGAAGTTCTCGTGTGGCTGTCCTATACGGTTTCTGCGCCTCTGCGCCGCCGCCGTGTTGCCGTGACGGATGGGCTTGGTGAACTGGTGGTTCGGATCTCGCTTCGTCAGCGTTCCGTAGTTCTTCCAGTAGGCCTTGAACCAGTCGTCTATGGGTGCGCCCTTCGGCTGCTTGCCCTGCTGCTGGTGTCCGTTGAAGAAGCCCAGCCCGCAGTTGAGGTCCTTGTCGTTGCGCCCGCCGGTGACCTTGTACTTGATGAGCCTGCGCCATCTGTTGTCGATGTTCGGCCTCATCTTCCTGGTCACGGCCTTGCCGCCTTCGCGCATTGCGCTCTTGGCCAGCTTTATCATATCCTCGGGAGCCTTGTCGCACCAGTTGAGGCAGTCCGACATCCCCTCTATCTTCATCGACACGCTCATCGGCTGATGCTTTGAAGCGTGAGACGGTATATCGGGGATATGCGGTCTCCGGCATCTATCGCGGTGATCTGCCACGGCTCATCCTTGATGACCACCCGCCATCGGGTGTCCAGCTCGGGAACCTTGTAGATCGTGAGGTAGATGACGTGTCCCGCCTCCAGGTTGCCGAGGGAGACCTGCTCGTCCACGCTGAGGTCTATCTTCGCCCAAACCTTGCGGAAGTCGGCGTAAGTCTTGACCTTCGCGCCCTGCTCGTTGCGCGTTATCGTGCAGCTCTGCAGGGTTACGAGAGTGTCCATGTTCCCTATGTCGGCATTGCCCGTCATGACTGCCAGTCCTGATAGCGGTAAGGTCTCAGAAGGACATCGGAGGCTCGCATACGCTCCTGCACGCTGTCAAGGGGATTGGCATAGCTGCCGGCCCCTCTCAGGCATACCGCCTCCCACATGTCGGAAGGCATAGTGACGTATCCGGCCCTGTAGACGACCTCAACGGCTGCGTCGCGGTAGTCTCCGTTGATGGAGAGCCTGTTGCCGCTCACCGTATAGCCTTCGCCTTCGGTCAGGACGGTACCATTGACAGACACGCGCTCCACCTCGCGGACGGGGCCGCGGAGCCTGAGCACTATCCTGCCGCCCACGCTGGAAGTCGTGGCCACGGCGGTGACGGTGCTGAAGGTCAGCACGCGATGCACGTCGTGTCCCACGGAAGCGAGGGCTGACTGCAGCTTGGCCATAAGGTCTGCGTCGGCATCGTTGGATGTCAGCCGCAGGTGGCTCTTGAAGCGGTCAAGCAGGCACTGTACCTGAGCCGCATCTGTCATTATGGTTTCGTCCATCATATCGAGAGAGATTAACGGTTACGCGCCTACGCCGCTGCCTGAGCCGCTGCCTGCTGCGCCGAGCTTGCTGAAGCTCTTTGCGAAGGCAACCTTAGCGTCGGCATAGTTGAACAGGAGGACTTTGATCTCGCCGGTGTCTCCGAGGGTCACCTCATCGACAACGAAGTCGATGCCGCCCCACTGACCGATGTAGAGATCCTGGAAGTTACCGAAGATGGCATCGGCGCGGGCGAGAAGGTTGCTGAAGTCCACAGGGTAGCCGTTGACCTTGCCGTCTACGTCGAGGAGGTATCCACCGACACCTTCGCTCTTGAGGGTAGTCTTGGCAGCTCCCCAGGCGTTTGCGGTTAACACATAACCCATGCGGCCACGGTTAGCGTTGGCTGCATTGATGGCGGTCTCCATGGCCACGAGGTTTGCCCAGCTGATAGAGTCTCCGGCAGATGTCGCTGCGGTGACGATGGCGGCGAGAGCCTCCTTGTCGATGCAGGCTGCTGAAGCGTCAGCAAGACGCTCTTCGAGGATGCGGTCGACAGCGATGCTGGTCTGCTTGAGGAGGTCGCGGGTGGTCACCATGCTGGCACGGATGCCACGCGGGGTGAGGATGACGTTTGCCACGTCAGCGACCTTGGTCTGAGATGCGGCGCCTTCGTCGAGGAAGGAAGCGGTGACGCTGCCCACTGAGGGGAGGCTTACCTGGCCTACGAGACCGGGGAGGACGGTAGCGCCCATCTTGTTTACGACGAGTCTTTCCTTCACATCTTCGATGTAGCGGAGAGTGGTGATACCGAGGTATCCACCCTCATCATCGTCGGCGAAGTTCTGGCCGTGGACATCCCTGAGCAGGGCTGAAGGGATAACCTTACCCTTCTGGGAGAGTCCTATGCGGCGGTACTCTTCTGCACCGGCGGCAGCTACCTCGGCCTCGATACCGTCAAGATGGCGGTCTGCGACACCGGCGATAAACCTGGCAAGAGAAAAGCGGTTGCCCTTCTTCGCCTCTTTGCGTACTTCCTGCGCTACAAGCAGGCGGTCAGCTTCCTCGGCTGCGCGAGCAGCAGCGAGTTCGTCCTTCAGCGCCTTGTCTTTGGCAACAAGTGTGGCCATTTCCTCGGCGTCGTTAGGGGAGCAAGCCCTCATAGCCTCTACGTTGGCCTTGAGGTCTGCGAGAATCTGTACAATCTGTCTCATGTCTGTGTAATGTATTAGTTGGTTAAATTTCATTTTCAAGCAGGATCACTTCTGCCTCCGCTATGGCTATGGCCTTTTCGTGCTGACGGCCTTCGTCCTGATCGGCTGTGTCCGACTTCTGCTCTTCGGCAAGGGCCTCCTGGCGCAGTTCACCAAGACGGTCTGTTTCGGGATCGGCTTCATTCTTCAGCGCATTGGGATTGGCCGGTATTGCCACGATGGAGATTTCAAGCAGCTCCATCCGTGTGTAGTAGTAGGTCTCGTTCTTCTTGCCGGGGGCTTCTTCTCCTACACCCCAGCGACCTTCCTTCGGGACAAAACCCACGCTTACGGCATTGAGAGTGCCGAACTCGAGTTTCTTCCACACCTTGTCGGCGATGTCGTTCATCCCCTCCGGTTCCAACTCTACCTCGACCATCAGCTTGTCATCCTCAAGGTAAACCCTGCCCTTGCCGATGACGGCATCGGGGTTGCTGGAGTATTGCAACCCGTGCTGATAGCCAATAATGGGGTTGTTATTAAATCGGTCAAGTTCCCAGCCGTCCGGAAGCAGGACGGTTCCGTAGGAGTCACGGGTGGCATCCGATGCCACGAATGTCATCTTGCGATCTCCGCTCTTTGTGCCGGCCTTCGACACTCTGGTGAAAATCTCGTTCATTGCTTGTCTGTGTTATCTGGTTCATCCCCCACCTTCATCTCGTTGGTGGGGTATAAGTATTCGTCAAGTCCTTCAGCCATCGGCAGTCCTTCCATCTTACGCACCTCGTTGCGGCTCATCCAGCCGTCGAGGATGGCTCCGTGATAGAATGCAGCCCTTGCCTGGGTGTCACCTCGAAGCAGACCTTCCAGGACGAACTTCACGCTGTAGCCGGCGAAGTAGAACATCTTGCTCTCCAGCTCGACCTCTATGCGCTTCACCAGCGGGCGCAGCGTGTACTGCACGAACTGTATCGTCTGATGCTCGATGTTACTGAAGGTGGCGTGCGTGAGCTCTGCCAGCATGTGGGGAGGGATGTTGAGCATCCTGGCGATGTCGTCGATGCTGAAGGTCTCGCTCTCGATGAGGGCGGCGGTCACGGGATCTACGTTGACTTGCTTGAACTTGATACCCCATTCAAGCAGGGGAGTGCCGCCCGCGCCTGTTTTCTTGTAACGCTCGAGAAATTGATTGTAGGCATCATCACCGAGGTTTCCGTCCGTCTCGAGGACGGCCCTCTTGTCGCCCCCCAGCTTGAAGTAGCGGGCGATGAATTTCTCCATCGCCGCCCCTTTGCCCAGGGCGATGGCGTTATAGACAACGGGGTTGAGGCCCACGATGCCATCCATCGTGAACTGCATGAAGTGCAGCATCCGGTAGTCGGGATAGTCACCGTTAAGGAATGTCCGGCTATCAGTAGAAGGCAGCTGGACGTGAAACCACTTGTGGCCTTTGACCAGCACCGGAGTGACATAGTCAGGATGGATCTGATGCAGCTCCACGCTGCCATCGACAACCCACTGTATAAGGGCATAGGCGTTGCCACGATTGAGCAGCCAGGCGACCATCGTAAACCAGAAATCGAAGGAGTTGGTGTAGGCGTTGGGCCTTACACCTATGGCCCTGCTGACTGCGTCATTGACGGGCGTAAGGTCGCCGTTGGCCGCATCGCGGAATATGCGCTTGGGGAGTGCCGCTATGTTTTCGGAGATCAGACGCACCCCGGCATAGTAGGCCGTCATCTTGAGCGCTGCGTCGTTGCTGACTGTCAGGCCGAAGTCGGACAGAGGCTCACGCAGGACGGAGTAAGTGTCCTCCGTCCCATGATATATGCCTCTCTGCTCCGGTTTCCTTCGCCTGAAAATGTCGAAAAGTCCCATTTGGATGCTTTAAGTCTCTCCAAATTTGGGGATTGAGCCCCGCAAGGGACTGAACATTTGTTCATTTATACCTTGAGCCTGCGCTTTTTGCGCGTCTCGCGGTTGCGGCGCATACGGAAAGCATCAAAAGACACGAATCTGTGCTCGCCGAAGCGGGCGTAATATATCTCGTCGAGGATGTCGTACACGGCCTCCTGGCTGCGGCCACCTTCTCGGTACAACTGCCAAAATGTGGCAGTAAAGCCACTCATAGTGACAAGGTCTATAGCGTCAATCTGCATCATGGCAATATTCGTAGTGTATGAGATTGATAGATAGGTTTGCGGCTTACAGTAATGGCCATATAGCCGCCGATGGCGTTGATAAGGGCGATAACACCGTCAATCTTGTTTCGGGCCTTTCCCTTGAAGAGCTTTATGTTGTCATTCGGATCGTAGTACGGGGTAGCGTTGCGGAACATCCACTCGAGGATGGGGTTGCCCATAAGGTCGAGCTCGCCTGCCGTGACGAGCCTCTCCAGCTCCTTGGTCGGTTCGCTCATATTCTTGATACCCTGACTGAACTCGGAGAGGACGCTGTCGAGACCACCTTGCTGCAATCCTTGTATAAGTCCGTGATACGCCTTGTAGGGGTCGAAGGCGATGTTCTTGACGTTGTACTTTTTGCAAATTGCCAGGATGTCGGCAACGAGATAGTCGATGTCGATTACCTCTCCCTCGGTGGTCTTGATCCAGCCCTGTTCTTTCCAGGCACGATAATCCACGAGATCTGTGCCCTGCTCCACCTTTGCCTCCGGTATCCAGTAGTAACTTTTGACAGGCTTATGCGGCAAGGTGGGGAAGTAGAGTTCAAACGCAATTATATCGACGTGTGACGCAAAGTCGAGACCGCCATAGCACTCCTGACCAAGCAGGGCAGCATCCTCGGTGCCGAAGTCGCAAGCCTTAACTTTATCCTCGTTTATCCACACCTCCGGAGCGTCAACCCACATATTGAGGTTCTTCGTCTTGAAATGCACCTCCCTGGCTCCCCCCTTGCGTACAGCATCCTCAAATTCGCTTCGGAGATAGTCTATGCTGAGAGATACACCGAGGTTCGGGTTGGCCTTATACCAGGTGCGCTCGTCCTTCCAGTCATCGTCCTTGTCAGGCTCGAATATCATAACGAACTGCTGCTCGTCGGTGATGTGTCCGTCCAGGATAGCCTTCATTCTTTGCAGATCCTCAAAGTAAGGGAGACTCTTGTCCAGACCAGCGGTCGTGATGCTGAAAAGCAGGGGCTGTCTACGGCTACCCATACCTGTCCTCAATAGCTCATAGATGTCGTTGTTCTTCCAAGCGTGCCTCTCGTCGCAGATGCCACAGGAAGGGTTGAGGCCATCCTTGTTCTGGGTGTCTTTTGATAGCGGTTTGAAGCTGGATGCCATCCGCATATCAACGATGCTGAACTGATAGCACTTGAATATCTCCGACAAGGCTGTCGAACTTTGAATGATCTGCTTTGCTCCTTCCCAGCACAGCTTTGCCTGATTGCGGTCCACCGCTGCCGCATACACCTCGGCACCAGGCTCGTTTTCGAGCTGGCTCATCATCTCGATGCCGATGCCGGATGCAAGTGTAGTCTTGCCGTTCTTGCGGGCAGTCTCGACGTCTACCCTGATGAATCGTCGGTAGTTATTATCACATCGCTTCCATCCGAAGACGACCGCCACGATAAAAGCCTGCCACCCCTCAAGGATGATTGGCTTTCCCGCAAACTCTCCCTTACAATGGCAGAGGCGGGCGTAGAAGTTACAGCGACGGATAGCCTCAGCCTCATCCCAGTAGTAGGAGAAGCTTTTTGTGCGCTGGCGCCGCAAGTCACGCAGCTGCCTCTCCACTGCCGCCACCTCATAGTGTCCGGCGACCCTTCGGCCACTCTGCACCGCATCGATATATTCGGCTATCCGTTGTCTGTAATCAAGTTTCATATCTCAATGACATCCGTTGAAATATCCATGATGTCCTTTTCCTCCTCCTTCACCTCAACGCTGAGACGAATGCGGCTTGCTGGTGTCATACCGAACCTGTCGCCAAGAGTGTTCAGCGTCTTGCAGATCTTGTCAAACTGCTTTAAGTAGGGATTATCGACATAGCCAACAAGCTGACCGGCCTCGTCGTATTTCGGCTTAAACCATGACTGCTTATTAATGTTGCCCATACACTTCAGAGCCATGTCATAGTTTTCTGCATATAGAACGAGAGCATCCAGGTCATTTGTCTGCAGCACCTTCAACCCGATGAGGAAGGTAGCCTGCCGCAAAAAGATGCGCTGGCCGCGCTCCGTCAGTCGGTGGAAGTCGCATAAAGCTGGCACTTGCGAGATGTCGGCAATCTTCTCGCCTACCAATGCGGTCTCGGCACGTCTTCGACAGGGCTGCGCCGTACCCTTCAATTCGAGCAGCTGCTGCGGTTGTTTCGATGGTCCTCTCTTGCCCATTGCTTCACTGCTTTTTAGAATTTTCAAAACTTGCACGTGTGTCTTCGAAGG